TATGAGTAATCTTTGTCAAGAGATTACTTTACCTACTACACCTATTAGCCATATTGACGACACTCTAGGAGAAATTTCTCTTTGTATTCTTTCTGCTATTAATATAGGTAAGGTTAATTCTGATAAAGAATTGGAAGAATTGTGTGACCTTTCAGTTCGTGGTCTAGAGGAATTGATTGATTATCAAGGATATCCTGTTATTGCTGCAGAAAGAGCCACAAAGGCACGGAGATCTCTTGGAATAGGTTTTATTGGTCTGGCACATTATCTTGCTAAGTTGGGTCATAAGTATGAGTCACAAGAGGCATGGGATGCTGTTCATGGACTTTCTGAGTCATTCCAATATTATCTTCTTAAATCATCTAATGAGATTGCCAAGGAGAAAGGATATTGTGAGAATTTTGGACGAACTAAGTATGCTGATGGTATCTTACCAATCGATACTTATAAAACGGATGTGGATGAGATATGTAATAAGGAGTTGAACCATGATTGGGAGTCTCTTAGATCATCTATCCTGGAGCACGGACTTAGGCACTCAACACTGTCCGCCCAGATGCCATCAGAATCAAGCTCCATTGTTTCAAATGCAACGAATGGAATCGAACCTCCTAGAGATTACCTTTCCATTAAGAAGTCGAAGAAAGGTCCTCTTAAACAAATTGTACCTTCTTACGGAACCCTTAAGAACGATTATACGCTTCTTTGGGATATGCCTGGGAATACTGGGTATATTAATATTGTTGCAGTTATGCAGAAGTTCTTTGATCAAGCGATTTCTGGAAACTGGTCCTATAATCCGGAGCATTACCCAGACGCTGAAGTTCCTGTTAGCGTAATGGCACAGGACCTTCTGACTACCTATAAGTTAGGTTGGAAGACTTCTTATTATCAGAATACACATGATATGAAGACAGATGAAATTGAAGATCCATCACATTCTATTGGATGGCATGATAATATAGAAGAAAGTGTACCAAATTTAAATAGTTTAGTTGATGATATTATGAATTCTGAGGAGGAATCTTGTGACAGTTGCTCAATCTAATATTAAAGGGATGACAGTATTTAATACTGAACAAGTTGATACTAAAAAACAACCTATGTTTTTTGGAAAACCTCTTGGTTTGCAAAGATATGATAGTTATAAGTATCCTGCATTTGAAAATCTAACAAAGCAACAATTAGGATATTTCTGGAGACCAGAAGAAGTTTCTCTACAAAAAGATCGTGGAGATTATCAAACACTTCGACCAGAACAAAAGCATATATATAGTTCTAATCTGAAGTATCAGATTATGTTGGATAGTGTTCAGGGTAGGGGTCCAGCAATGGCATTTCTTCCTTATTGTTCATTACCTGAACTGGAAGCTTGTATTGAGGTGTGGGGGTTTATGGAGATGATCCATAGTCGATCCTATACCTATATTATTAAGAATGTTTATACTAATCCTTCAGATGTATTTGATACTATTCTTTCTGATGATCGTATCCTAGAACGTGCTTCTAGTGTTACTGGAGCATATGATGACTTTATTAATCATGCTCAGCAATGGGGAACGAGTAATATGTGGAAATCTGATATGAAGGATTGTCCAACATCAGAGTGGGAGATTAAAGAAGTAAAACGTAAACTTTATAGGGCTATAGCTAATGTTAATATTCTCGAAGGTATTCGCTTTTATGTCTCTTTCGCTTGCTCTTTTGCTTTTGGTGAGCTTAAGCTTATGGAGGGATCTGCAAAGATCATATCCCTCATCTCAAGAGACGAAAACCAACATCTCGCAATCACCCAAAACATTTTAAACAAATGGAAGGAAGGTGATGATCCAGAAATGAAACAGATTGCTAAGGAGGAAGAGTCTTGGGTTCTTGATATGTTTAAACGTGCTGTAAATGAAGAAAAGAAATGGGCTGATTATCTATTCAGAGATGGTAGTATTGTTGGTCTTAATGATATTCTTTTGAGTCAATATGTTGAATGGATTGCTAATCGTAGATTGAAATCGATTGGAATGAAACCAATATATGATATTCCAGCAAGTCATAATCCTCTACCATGGACTCAGCACTGGATTAGTAGTAAAGGACTTCAGGTAGCTCCACAGGAAACTGAAGTCGAATCATATATTGTTGGTGGTATCAAGCAGGATGTAAAGAAGGATACTTTTTCTGGATTTAAATTATGAAACTTAATTCTATTGTTATTAGTTTTTTTCTATTGTGGGTTACTGGGATAATGATTTATGTATTACCAGTAAGTAAAGATAATCCAAATAGTATTAGAGATTCTGTTGAAAGTATTTTATCTAATAAGAATTAGATTTTAATACTACATCATATATGTTATTTTTTTCACTGACAAAAAATCTCCCCTCTATATTGGTATTATAATAATCATCATCCATTAATACATTTCTTTTGAATTGCTCATAAGTTTCGTAGTAGGACATTGATTTTTTGTGTGGACATAAGTATAATATTTCTCTTTTGAATTTATTTTTTCCTAATAATTTTACATCATCTTTTAATTCGTCGCAAGAACCAAAGTAGTTTTTCCAATCACTTTCTTTAGTTTTTCTGCGACCAGTTTTTTTATCTTTCCTTCTAGTCCAGAAGGATTTTTTTCCGATATATTTTTTATTATTTGTATCATTTGTTATGATATAAACAAAACCTTCTATACCTTTCTCAACTGATAGGTATTCTTTACCATTATATTCCCATTTCATAAATATTTCTTATCAGGGGTTGGCATTTCCAGTAAAATATGTTACTATATATAATATCTTTATTGAAACGGTATGAAATTTAATTTTAAGAAGTTGATATATGTGATTTTAATTGCATTAGCTACTACAACTACTATAGCTCATGCTTCGGATAGGAGAAAAGAAACTGATAAGAGTTGGAAATGTGTTGGTTGTACTCCATCCGAAAATATTACTCTTTCCTATCTTCAACAAAGAACTCTTATTGAAGATAAGAATTCTCTTGCTACCATTATGGGCAATATTAAGCAAGAAAGTATGTTTCTTCCTAATATATGTGAAGGTGGAGCCAGAGTATCATATGACAAATGTTACAGTGGTGGGTATGGATTGATTCAATGGACTACTTCTGGTCGTTATTATGGTCTTGGATCTTTCTGTAAGAAGTATGAATGTGATCCAAGTTCATTAGAAGGACAACTTCGTTATATGGTGAATGAAAATCAGTTTCAAAATAACCTTCCTTATTTTGAGGGAGCTGGAATGAATGTTGGTTATTATATGAATGCTGCTTATAGATGGTTGGGGTGGGGTATACATGGTAATAGAACAAATTACACTTATCAATATCTTGCCAAGCTCCACTATTCGTGATAGAATAATGTGGTGGGCGTATGGTGAAATGGATATCACAGGAACCTTCTAAGTTCTCATTCTTGGTTCGACCCCAAGTACGCCTGTTGAACATAACAGTTTTATTTTAGGTTAAATACTATGTCAAATGTATTAAAGCAATTTAAGAAAATTGATCGTCATGGTCATGAAGAAACATGGGAGTGGATTGAGACTCCAGAATTGAGAAAATTTATTTTTAAACAAGAGGATAAAAAAGAGAAATGAAAATCTTTTTAGACACAGCTAACACAGCTGATATTAATGCTAATTTTTCTACTGGTTTTATTGATGGAGTAACTACTAATCCAACTCTTATTAGACGTAGTGGTAGAAATCCTGAAGAAGTATATCAGGAGATTAAGGATATTGGCGTCCAAGATATTAGTATGGAGGTTGTTGGCGATAAACTCAATATGATCTCTGAAGGTAAGAGATTGTTTAAGAAGTTTGGTAAGGTTGCCACAATTAAAGTTCCTTGTACAAGAGATGGTCTTGCTGCATGTAGAGAACTTAGTAAGGAACATATTAATGTTAATGTAACTCTTATCTTTAATGCAGCACAAGCAATTCTTTCTGCCAAAGCAGGAGCAAAATATGTTTCTCCTTTTGTTGGACGGCTTGATGATAATTCAATTTCTGGATTGGAAGTAGTTCGTTCTATTGCTGATCTTTATAGTAGGCAAGGAATAAAGGAAACTCAAATTCTTGCTGCTTCTATTAGGGATGTTCATAGAGTAACAAGATCATTTTATAATGGAGCTAATATTGTAACAATGCCTCCAGGAGTATTTGAAAAGATGTATAATCATGTATTGACAGATGTTGGAATGGATATATTTAAAAATGATTGGAAGAGTGTAAAACAAGATTCTACTTAAGGAAATGATTACTATTAGATGTAAAGATTGTCAAAAAGAATTGACATCAACAAACAGGTTACAGATATGTGGGTGTCCTAATAATACTCAAATTATTGAAAATAAAATCACAGCCATTGATTTATCAAAGGTTGTGATAGTTAAAGATGATTCTTCAAAAATAAATAATGAAAGAGATAGGAATATTTTGAAACCAGAAGATCTTCTCTATCAAGAAGAAAGGCGTAAAAGAAAAGTCAAGAAATTAAATTTTGAGATTAGGTGATGAATTATTCTGATGAAGAAACGGTGTATACTAAGATGGAAGTTGATCGTCTTATTGCTACTGCAAAATGGGAAGCCATTGAGGAAGCAAGAGAGATTGATAGGGCTTCTATGGCTAAGCACACCTGGGATGCTACTATTATTAGTATGATCTTAGGGTTTATTGCTTTAGCATTATTTCTT